AGCTTAGGAACGTCTACTTTATACTCTGGTTGAGGTGTACCAATAAGGTTATTAAGCGAGTTAGCCATGCTGTTTCTTACTCATTCTTGAATGGGTTGTGTATAGCCAGAGGGTACTTGAATGTTACTCTCATGGGGAATGATAGGGCTACCGCTTTCGAGTAGCGCATCGCACATCTTACAGCCTTCTGCATACTCTGTATGTATCTCTGCACGTAGCCTAGACATTCTACCCGCGCCCGTGTCTTCATACTGTCTACCAGCGCCCGCACCGAGAGTACTTAAGTGCCTAGCTTGCTCTTGTTCATTCACGACCTGTATCTCCTACCTTGTGCTGTTCCTAACCTCTCCCTAACATAAGTTACTCTATCGACGTAGCCGTCTGATGGGTTGTAGTTTTTGTTCCTTCTAAGAATGTCTACTGCACCACCACCACCAAAGATAGCTAAGTGAAACTCAGCAGGAGAACGATAGCCACCAGGAGGTTTGTTAGCCTTGAGGTACGATAAAACAGGTCCTAGTGTTTGCTGTGCTGGACTCATCTTTGCTATCTGTGTCGCTGTGTACCCTTGCGTACTCCCTGGACAGAACTGAATAAGACCGACGCAACCGTGAGCATTGATAACAGTGCTAGAGTGAGTGCTTTCAGTACCCATAACATCTGCTAACCAGACAGCAGGTACGCCGACCGCTGTAGCCGTTGAAGCTATTGCTTTACTGAAAGCTTTATCACCAGCTAGAGACGCATAGCCGTAGTTCGCGTTAGGGTCATTCTTGCCGTAGTCTTTAGGACTATCAGACATGTACCCATTCCTGATGGGAAGCTTACTATTGAATGGCATCTGTGCAGAGTTATCCACGTTGTTATCCCACTTGTGGTACTTACCCCTAGTGATGTAACCCCCTGGAACAACGTAAGAGTCTTTAGTAAAGTACTGCTGACTCGCTACTGACGGGTTCGAGTTGTATTGATGACTCGTGTTACCTCTCGGCTTAAAGTTGTTATTGGTTCTACTCGTGTTCTGCTGTAAGTAAGCCAACGGGTCTACGGTACCGTCAATGCCATAGCCGTCAGTCTTTCGTATCTCTAGATGTAAGTGGGCACCCGTACTCCTACCAGTGTTACCGCTTACACCGATGGTTGTACCAACGCCAACGTTTTGCCCTACGTGAGCAGACGTACCATTCAGATGGGCGTAACGATAGAACATACCATCGTTACCTTTCACTGTAATGTACTTGCCGTAACCGGTAGGGTCATTCGCTATCTTGACTACTTTCCCGTTGACGGGGGAAAGTATTTTAGTACCTTCTGGTATGGCAATATCAATACCAGCGTGAGAGTGGGTTCCCCTGTCTTCTTTGAAGTTATCAAAGACGTGTACCTGCGCCCCTTTTGGGAAAGGTAACAAAACAGGCTTACCTCGGTAGGTAGTAGTAGCGAAGTTAGCTGGCTTTACTGCTTGTCCTTGTGCCCCAATGAGGGGCTGTTCAAAAGGGGCGTTGTTACCATTGCCTCCCTTTGGGTTGAAGTAACTGAGTGTCTGCCTACTTCCCTTCTCTGCTCCGAGTAGTTGTCTCTGTGCTGCTTGTAACTTACCGAGGTTCTTTTCCTGTCTTGTTTTTATTTCATTGACATCACCGTTAAGCCCATAAGGTTGTAGTTGTACCTCAATGGCATTTAGCTGGTCTTTGTAAGCCTTGATAACGTCTAGCTGAGCGAGTTCGTACCTTTGCTTTGCTTCTTTAATAGTAGTGAGTTCTGCCGGTGTGAGTGGTCTTTGTTTACTGGCTGTTAAGATGCCTAGTAAGGTTGCGTCACCATCGCTCATAATGCCGGCGTTCGCAGGAGAGCCTTGCTTAGCAGCTTCTCTTACGAACTGCTCGATGTTCTGTCCTTGATAACGGGCAAGGTTAGCTTGAGCAGCAGCAGCTTGAGAACGTACCTCACCTCTCTGTAGTAGGCTCTTTTGGTAGAGTGCTGCACCGTCTACAACACTTTTACCGAGTCGTGTCTTAGACAGTTGAGGGTCATTCTTGTAGGTAGCGAGTAGAGCGGGGTTGTTAATAGCGTCCCAGATGTGTGCGCCTAAGACATCGTTAGTCAACTCCATCTTATCAACAGAGTTAATAAGGCGTTTGTCCTCTAGCTCCTGTAACGAGTTTTGTGTTTCTTCAAAAGATAACTGAGCCTTCTGTGCTGCGTCAACACCGATGGGTTCAGCAGTTGTTTTTTGCCCGTACTTAATACCAGCTAAGCCCAACTCCGCCATGCCTTGCTCGTAACTCAACGTACCAGAGCGTATCTTATCGTTGATAACTAGGTTTTCATTGAGGTACAACTGTGCGTTAGTTAAGTTCTGCGATAGAGTCGAGTACGCCTGACTCTTTTGGTCTACTGCCTTTAGTGCTGCTCCCCATGTTGCAGAAATGACTGTAAGCTTCTGTAGTGGGTCTAGTTCAGGGTTCTGTGTTATCTCTTGGAGTAGTCCCTGTACTTCTAAAAGCGATGCCTCACCATTAGGGTTGTTCGGGTTACGAACGTTAGCGAAACTGTTACTTACCTTAATAAGAAACTTGTCCGACGTTATCTGTGCTACTGTGTCTTTTTGCTTTTGTAGCGTTGTCTGTAGTCTCTCGGCTGTCTGGTTCGCGAACGACTGAATAGGCTCGTAACCACTATTAAGTAAGCTGTCTAAGTCCTTACTAGGGATGTTCTTATACTTACTGAGAATGTTAGTAAGCTCTTGTCTAGCAACCGTAGTGCCGCCCTCTCTCAGCGTCCTCTCTACTGCTTCGACTCTGAAAGCTCTTACTTCTTCTGTTGCTGTGGTTAGCTCTGCTGCTGCACGTAAGTCTTGCTGCTGCTTTAAGTAACCGCCTACCATACCAGCGGCTTGCTGAAAAAAGTCTGAGCCACGCTGTGACGACGCTACCCTAGCCTTCATCGCGTCAATAGCTGCTCCTTGTGCAGAGGAGATACTTTGCCCGACAGCTTGCGCCCCTTGAAGCGTGTCATTAAGACGACCTTGTGCCCCTTGTCTTTCGTTACCTATCTGTTGGTTAAAGCTCGTCAAACCAGCAGTGAACGTTTCGTTTGGTCTGTTGCTACCAGTGACTAGCTGTCCCGGTTGAGTAGTCGTAGGTTGGTTAGCACTGCCAACATCAGCACCAACAAACGTAAGACCGGGTGCCGCAGTGTATTGACTTTGATAGTTACCTTGTTTGTTATCCATATGTGCCTAATAGCCCGCTGTACTTACCTTCCGGTGAACGTGAAGGATGTCTACTGTTTGTTTCGTGTTGTAGTGGTGCTCCCTGCATGAGCTGTGGCTGTGTTGCTTGCAGTGGGTTATTGTTAGTCCTCGAACCAAAAGCATTATTAAAGGCACCGTAGATGCCAAGACCAGCTTGAGCGTACTGCATTAAGGAAGCACCTTTTATCTGACTCGCTTGAGACTGTAGCGCCGCCTGTTGGGAACCGAACTGACTTGCAGCAGCATTGGCTTGAGAACTAATGCCTTGAGTAGCGGTTATCTGGTTCGCTCTGTTCGTTAGAGCGTCTAAGTTAGAGGCACCTTGTAAAGACACCCGAGCGGCATTAGAGGCTTGCTGCTGTCTCACTTGCTCTGCTGCGATAGCCTGTTGGTTGAAGCTATTGACACCACGGTTATAGGAGAGGGAGGAGTCTGCATTACTACTCGCTACTCCGGCGTTGAACAAGCCGATAGCGTTCGTTTGGTCAGCAATAGTATTAGCGTAGCCTAGCTGCTGTTGTGCTACGCTCGTGCCTTGTGCTAGTGCTTGCTGCTGTTGCTGTGCTCTCTGTAAGGCGATGTTTTCTTCTCTAGTCTGCATTTCGTTGGCTGACGTAGACATATAGGCATTGTTACCCATAAGTGCCGATGCCATACCACGCTGTGATGCTGCTGCATCCATACCATACTCTACAGCTACACCCGCCTCATTTGCTTGGTTAGCTATCTGTGCTTGTGTCTGTTGGTTCTGCGCTGATGCTTGCGCTTTTGTCCCTAGTGCCTGTTGGTTACTCTGGAACTTCTGGTTTTCTGCTGCACTCTTTTCCCCTACTGCTGTCATCTCTTGTAGGGCTAACTGTTGCTGGTTTTGAAACCCTTGCTGTGCCGCAGTCATGTTATCGATAATACTTGAGTACTCTAAACCTAGCTGCTGCTGTACGAGTAACCCTTGGTTTTGAATAGTACTTAAAGCTGCTTCGTAGTCTGCGTACTGTTGCCTTGCTTGTAGCTGTGCTTTAGTGTTTGCGTACTGTGCTTCATTAGCGAGGTTACTTGCCCTGACGCTATCCCGCTGTGCTTTAGCTTGACTGTTACTTGATGCTAGTCCCGAGAGTGTACTGACTACACCTAGAACCGGTGCTACTGCTGCCATCTGTTTTATACTCCTTCTTCAAAGTGCTGAAATAACTCGACGACCTTTTGTAATGATAGGCAACTGGTAGCCAGCGAGTGAGAAGTAAGCTTCATCGTAACTAAAGATGATGAACTGAATAGCATACCCAGTGCCGATGATAGGTTGCTTAAGCAGTTGGTATTTGTTGAACGCCCTCGCAGTGGGAGCAATGTCGAAGGTAGAGTCATCCCAGACGAGAGTACTGTAGCCGTAAGCGTCATATGAAATGTCTACATCTTGCGTCGAACTGTACTGCACTAAGAAGTCGCAACCAACTCTAGTTTTATAGAGGTCTACTATCGGCTCAGTCGCCTGTGAAGCTAGTGTGTTAACGTCATCTGCTGTGTAGGTTTCTTGCGCCTCAACGTTGCTCATAAAAGCCAGCACGTGAGTAATGCGCTTATAGTTCCCTAGGGTACCAGCGTTAAAGACTGGTGTACTGTAGATAGCCATGTACGCTACACCGAGTTCTACTACTGCGCTTTGCCTTGATGTGATAGTCATAAACTGCGCCGTGCCTATCGTCTGGAACGTGTAGACACCACTCAGGTCACTCTGTAGGACGTTATCGATGTAGACAATGTAGATGCTGGCATCGAACGGTGCCGTAGTGTTGTAGAGCGCTTGACCCTCTAGTGAGTCAGCTATCGGTCGTCTTGCTGTAATGTTTAGGGTCTTGCCTACACCAGGGTCGGCGAGTAGATAAACGTTACCACTAGGGAGCTTTTTGTAGTCAACGTCAAACGTGAGTTTGATACCGTTTAAGGTAACAAGGCAGTCTTGCACGTTAGTGTACGGCGAGATGAGAAAAGCTGTGCTCTGTCTAGTTTCGCTGTACGTCGTACTGTAACCACGTTGACCCGCCTTAGTAGTAAAGGTCACTGTTGGTAGTGCGTTCGTAGTTGGTTGTGAGATGCCTGAGCCACTGGAAGACTCTACGTAGCGTTGTCTGAAGTCGATGTATCTTGTGTCGTCGAACCTGATGAAGCACAAGTCGCTAGGTATTCCAATAGCAGACCTAAAGCGAGTACAGAGCATTCCAAAGCGAGTGCCCAAAGCTCTATCAGTATATGAACCCGCAGAAAAGCTCTGAAAACTTCCAGGGGTATCGTACTCTGTCCACGACTCTCTAAAGGTTGAGTAAACAAAAAGCTTCCTACAGGTATAGAACTCGCCTTCGACTGGATAACCGAGATAAACAATACGCTGTGCTTGGTCGTACTTCAACCACGGAAGTGTCTCAAGGTTTGGGTTTAGCGTCACACCAAACTTGTCTCTTATCTTAAGTGTGCGTTCGCGTACTTGATACTCACCAGAGACTGTATATGGCACAAGGTCGAAGACACCGAAGTCACTCAGGTACATCATTGATGTGTCAGTGACGACCACACACTGCTCATTGACTAAGCCCATAGTAGCGACTGTATCTACAGCACTACTAATGGCTGAGAGTGGTTGGTTAATGCCAGCGATACGAAAGACACCACGACGTGTAAAGCAGAACAAGTTACCTTGCCACTCCTGGAAAGAGATGGCTCTATCATCGGGTGTAGAAGAGACGACGACATCGAAGGGGTCATTAGGCGTACCACTAAGGTCATCAGTTATCTGATAGTAGTTATAGAAGGAACCAGGGATAATGGTGTCTGTAACCGCTGAAAAGACGACCTGGAGCGGGATGTGAGGAAAGCCACCGAGGACTACACGACCTTGATAAAGTGAAACCTGTCTAGGGTAAAAGCCATTCAAGTAGTCAGCGAACAAGCCAATACCAAACGCTGGTACGTAGCCGCCATCTCTGTACGGCTCACGTGTAGAGAGGGCATTAGACCCGATGTGGGTTTTATTATTATTAACGACCTCAACGAATGAGGAGAAGTTAACACCTATCTGTGTTTCCCACTCGAAGCTAAGGTACAATGCCGGAGTCGTGTTATTAAGGATAGCGACAGCATTACCAAAACCATCGTCACTAAATAAGAAGTAGTCTTGTGCTGATGGGGTAGGTCCTGCTGTACGTATTTGGTTTCGCTTTACGCCATCAACGAAGACATCAATAGCCGTCGGTACTAGCGGGATGTTGTTATTTAGTCTTAGCTCTCGCCGTCGTATCCAATAGAGTGGTAACGGTGTAGAACCACTCAAGGCACCGAAGGTAATAAAGAGACTCGACGGGTTTAGCGACTGTAGTGCACTAGGAGTATAGACACCACCATCTGAGAACCCAAACGTTGTAGCCGTGTTTGGCTTATTATTGTTAGGGTTTGAGTAACCATTAGGCAGTGCCGCTTGGTTGTACGGAATGATATTAAAGTTATTGTTCCCACTGCGAAGCGGGTTCAAGTCTGTCCTCGCGAACAAGGGAATAGGGATACTAAGGTCTGCGTTCGTCGCATTGTTCCTAGTCGTTATCTGGTAGTATCTGTTACCTTGCCAGCGCATTGCCTCAGCCCACCACGCCCAAGTAACGATACAGATATCGACTACACGAGTACCTGTTGCGAGAGTAATGTTACCGACTGTGAGGTTGCCAGCAGAATAAGAGAAAGATGGGTTTGTCTGTCTGACTCTATCGACGTAAACCACCATGTTCTCAGTAGCCGCGTGGACATACCGAGTCAACGTGTCAGGGATGACGATAGACGTTGCTGGACTACCCAGAGTGGTAGTAGTCTGCTGCTCGGCAAACTTAAGCTGCACTGGTTTATTCACACCAGTGAACAGCAGTAGTCTTGGTTCTACTTCAGAAGTCCTGACGAAAGATGGCTTCACAAACTGAGCAGCACTGGTAAAGACTGATGTCTTACTCATAATGATGGTGGCTACATCATTAATGACTTCAAACAGAAACAGTGTGCTCCCACTCTTAACTACTACATGGTTGTAACCCAACCCAGTAGTAAAAGGCATCATCGAAGCCCCTTGTGTTGGCGTGACGCTGTTGTAGAGTAAGTAAGTACCTCGACGCTTATTGACGTTTCCACTAATGTCTACAGAGATGTTAGTTAAAAAAGGACTGTCTGAGTAAGGACAGTTAATAGGGTTCGCAGTAGTGTTCAAGCCCCCAAAGTTATTACTTTGAATACTGTCTTCTACCTGTTTTGGTTTGTCCTTCTCAAACTGGTCTGCTACGTCTCTAATGCTAGGCATTATCTCATACCTCTATGAGGCTTGTACATATTCTGTCTGCCAGCGACTACACCGCGTTCGCGTTGCTTTATCTGCTCAGCCATCTGGGTAAAGAGTTGGTTCTCAAACTGTGCCGTAGCAGTATCGCCTAAGTGTCTCAAAAGTGTGAGTGCCGTAGCGTGTTTGACAATGAGTGGTAGGAACCTTTCTGGTACTGGGAAAAAGTCTGTAGACGCGTTGGGCGGGACGATAGTCGTAGTGACATAAAACCGTAGCTGGCTCTGTCCAATAGAACCTGTAGGGTACGGGTTAATACGTACTCTGTTTAAGTCGTTCGTGATGTTGTACCAGCGTGAGCCTTGTAGCTGTGTGTCATCGAACGTCATCAGCGGTCTGCTGTCATAGACATCAGGCGCAACATAAGAGAGGTTAGTAAACCCAGTGCTGTTACTGCCTTGCTCTACGTTGTGGATAGCTTGTACAAAGTCTCCAAGGTATGCAGTATCAAAAAGCCACGACTGAGCGGGGAGTATGAGTTTGAGAAACGTCCATTCGCTCATCGTGCTGACATGGTAACAAGACTCTCTCAAGTTGCTTGCGACTATGTTTGAAAGCGGAGAGACAAGCGTTGATACCTGTCTCTCCCCCACATTCTGCAATACGCTGTTGACTGCACTCAAAAGGTTTGTTGTGCTAGTCGCCATTGTACGGTTCTCTAGGTAAGAGTGTTGATAGTGTGGATAACAACTGCATGGTCAACACGAAACACGCGCACACCGTAAAGCTGCGACATGATAACCGCGTCTGCCAGATAGAGTGCCTCACGGGATGACTCTAGCTTAGGGTCTTGCTGGATGCCCAACGTAGCCCAGTCCATGTGACAGAGTAGCGCCGTAACAATAGGAGCAGTACCCGCCCCAGTGAAGGCAAGCGGTAACGTGGTGCCCGTGTCTTGCTTAGGCATGTAAGGAGAACCGAGGACACCCGGTGTAGGCTGTCCAACGTTACCCGTGCCGTTAACGTACCCTGTAAGGGAGTTGACACCGACTTGAGAAGTCATGACCACAGGAATACCAAACAGTGTTCCTACCAAGCCGTTCTCAATAGGACGACCATCAGTGAACTGTACGTTCGTGAACTGGTTAACGTTCAGTAGTTGCGCGTACTGTCCAGGAGAAACAATAAGTACCCGGTCTTCAGGCGGTACGTCAGCGTTGTCCAAGATAAGCTTGGCAGTCAGGAATGTAGCGAACGAGAAAACCTGACCAACACCGCCAACTGCGCCAGTACTAGAGGCAAAGAGCACTTGAGCCGCCGTTGCGTTAATGACCGAGCGTAGTGCTAGGACACTGTTATCAATGTCACGAGCAATAGCGTAGCCTGCTTCTCGCGTGTACTCAGAGCGTAGAGCATACGCTGACTGCGTCGTAACAATGTCTTCTATCATAAAACTTGACTCTTTGTAGGTGTCAATGTCTAAGAAGAACTCTAGCTCTGTCCGTGCCTGCATAGTCACCGGACGCTCTGGCAGTTTGTCGTACACTGCTGCACGACTAATGTTAGGGATATGCAAGCGGTCGCCTTTCTTGCCAGCGAAAGGAAGTTTCTTGGTATACATCGAAGTGATAAGCTTCGCGTCACGAAAGCGCCGGACTTCTGCACTCCAAAGGTCTGGAATGAATACGTCGGCACGTTGGGCTGTATACGCATCTCCTACAAACTCAATACCTGGTAAAGCCATGATGTGAACCTAATGAATGTTTACTTTTTAATGCGTCCAGAAGCATAAAGCTCGGCTATCTGTGCGCTGTTAGCTGCCCATTCTTGTGGGGTCAGTGCGTCTAACTGCGCTTGTGTCACCGTCTTGTTTGCTCCTCTTCCGGGTGTCGTGGTAGAGCGGTCTAGTCCAGTTGTGGGTGACTGTCGTTGTCCTCCTCTTTCCATCTGTAGCTTCGCCCAAATAAGCTGTGCGCCTTCTGGGTTGTCTAGTGATGCTTGCAGGCTCTGCGGGTACTTAGCAAAGCGGGCTTGCACTTCTGTGAGGCGTGATGCAACGGTAGCATCATCAACACCCCAAGCTTTTTTCAAGTCTGAAAGCTGTTTATCGACGTTTTGCTGTTGCCGAATAGCTTGCACTTCAGCGAACTGCTTAATAGCGTCCTCAACGGGAATACCAAAAGCTTTTTCAAACTGTTTCTTAAACTTAGCGTTCTCCGGGTCTTCACCTTCATCGCTAACT